TTTGTGCCAGCGCCAAGCACCGCACCCGTGACCGCGTTCACCACCTTGTTGGTGGTGGAGTTTGTCTTTGTAACTGGCTTCGTAACAACAGGCTTGACTACAGACGTTGGAGTTGTTGTTTTGGTTGTAGGCGTAGTTGGTGTTTTTGTTGTGACGACAGGCTTTGTAGGCGTAGTAGGTTTGGTCGTAGGTGTGGTGGGCTTAACCGCAGGTTTTGTAGTTATTGGTTTTGTGGTTATTGGCTTTGTAGTTACGGCTGGCTTGGTCGTTACAGGCTTTGTTGTAGAAGTCAGTGGCGGTTTTGTTGTCCCGCCAGTTACCACTGGTCGATTAGGCGACGTGCTTGGAGCAAGAGCGCCAGCACCACCAGAAGTGCCACTAGAAATTCCACCAGAGGGTGGACTGACTACGCTTGAGCCACCAGAGGGCGTGCCTAGATTGGGTCTGCCACCAGAGATAGAAGGCTCATCATCAAAGTTGCGGATAACGCTACCCAGAGGGGCGCGGTCAATACCCCTTGCTTCTGGTAGCTGTTTGCTTGATGTCCGCTTTTTAAGAATAGCCATTTTTATCCTACCTTCTTCACCATTGAGGTCAAGCCTGCGATGTTAGTAACAGGGCTGAGGTTTGCAGTGCTTGCCAAAGTTTTGGGTGGGCCAACGGTTGTTGGTTTCTTTGCTGTAGGCGCTTTTTGAATTGGTATCAAATTAGCCACATTCACTTTTTGTGGAGGAGGCGTAGACACTTTTGGCCTGACGCTTGCCGTTTGCAAACCACCAGTTGGCTTAACCGTTGTTGGACGCTTCTTCTGAGTCAGTGATGACTTGATTAAATTGCCAACAGTTGCGACCAAAGGCTTTGTGAAGTCAGTAGGCTTGAGACCCAAAGATGCAGTCGTTTTATCCTGCGGGGCTGTGGAGACAGCGTTCAATCCACCAGTTGGTTGCTCTGCTGGTTTGTCTTGTGCAAGCGTGTTGGTAAACAGGTTTTCTGAAGCTGGAGCATCAGCAACAACCGTTGCGCCTTTGCCTGCAATGTTAGATAAAACATCAGGTTGGATGGCATCTGACACAGAAGCCAACGCGCCAGTTGGTACGCCATCAACAACCGCCACGGCATTTTCATCACTGTCTTCTGGGAAAGTTTCAGCAATATCTACAACATCACTTGGGAATTTTGCCAAGGTGTCGTCTAGCACGTTATTGTCAGAAGTTGCGCCTGTGGATGAGATTAGGTCTTGGAAGGCTGACGTTGTCTCTCCAGTAGGCGCTTGCGCAACTACTGTTTCTGCTGTTTCTGTTGGGACTGGTGAGCCTGCATCAGCCGTGGCATCACTGCCTGCGTCCGTATCCCTGTTGAATGTGTCGCCCAAAACGCTGGCGGCGTCAAATGTGCTGGTTGGTGACGTCGTGTCAACTCCAGTGTCAGATACTTTGACTTGGGTTACAAGGTCGTCAGGAATGCCTGCGCCAGTAGTGACGGTGGTATCAATCTTTTCGCCATCTTTATTTTCTTCATTCCAAGCAGTTGAAACAGACTTGAACTGGTCATCAATAGTTGCGTTGAGTTCACGAGCGCCATAGTCAACACCTGAACCAACAGCGCTAGTTGTAAACGAGGTAGCAAAGTCGCCCCTGCCAGTTACCTCAGCAGTTATGCCAGCGCCTACGGCTTTTACGCCAGCGTTGTATACGGCAGTGGCATCACGCAAATCAATCCCGCTATCCATCGCCATTTCAATGATGTCGGGCTTGACGTAGCTGGCAACTTCGCTAACGCCACCAGCAACCAAAGTTCCAGTAAAGCCACCAGCAAAGCCGTCCTCAAAATCACCACCCCGAACCTCGGTAAGAGTTCCATTAACCAAACCTTTGCTAATGGCGTCGCCCGCAAGCTGAGAAACTGTTTCGTTAATGCCAGCCTCAACAAATGTAGAGGAAACAGTAGAAGAGATGGAATTTGAAATGCTAGGGGCAATTTCAGCGCCGATATACGCAGTACCCATTGACAGAGCGATGTCTTCAAGGTCTCCGCCTCGTGCGGCGGTAACTGCGCCCATCGTCACCCACGGAGGGATGCCTACAAAACTTCCTCCAACAGCAAGCAGAGTTGGCAAGGGGTCGTCGATTACCGCTTGGACAACCTCGCCGACTTTCTCGACAGCATCGCCGACAAACTCAACAACGTCCTCTACAACGTCACCAACAGCCTCAAAGACATCGCCGACCGAGTCAACAACATCCGAAACAAAATCTGCCACTGCTCCCATGATTATTCCCTTTCAGCCCGCTTTGGCCCAAGTTTCACCGTGACGCGGAAACCTTTTTTGGTTCGCTCTGCGCGGTAACCCATGCCCTCCTGCGGAGGATTGCGCGAAATTGCCTTGAAAATATTAAAAATTGTTGGGTCTTCAAAGTCGCTGACAAGCGTGTCAAACCCCATTTTGTATGCGGCTTGAATAAACTCGTAAGAACTTTCCAAATAGTTGCGGGCAGTGTCAGCGTTCAATGCGCGGAAAATTCCTGTGCGACCTTTTCCAACATGAATGATGAAAACAGTGTTGCCGTTGCGCAGGATGGACGTGCCTTCCATATTCATCTCTTCTACCATTGCCGCGTAGATGGCAGAAGGAGGATGTGGTGACTTAGTCTCTTGAGCCGCAATCATCAAGATTGCATCCTTACTCAATTCTTTCTTTTTGCTGTCAACTAACATCACATCCCCTTAAAAATTGCGGCGGAGTAGATGTTCCCCATCCCTGCCGCCAGACTCATTATCAAACCATCAGGTGGGCTTATCGATTCCGAAAGGAATACCGAATCGCTTTCCGTTCGGTTCTCAATCGCAGGGATAAATCCAGCCTTAATGTCTTGCAGTAAAAGTAGCGTTTCCAGCAGTCCACTGCTACCCATCGTATGACCAATCTTTTGCTTATACGAGGTTGCAACGAATGCTTTTAGCGTTTGGTTCAAGGCGTTCTTTTCAGCCTTGTTGTTGGACGCTGTTCCAGTTCCGTGGGTTTTGACTATTTTAATCTCATCAGGGGATATATTGCTATAGTGGATTGCGCCCTCCATAGCCTTGATAAAGCCTTCCCCGTCCTCACACTGCCCAATTGCATTGGTCGAGCGCTCTGAGGCGCTATACGCCCCCACAAGGCGTGCATGGGGTTTGATTTGTTGCTGGGCAACCGCGTCGCGAGACTCAAACACCGCCAAGGCCGCGCCTTGACCAATCCGAAACCCAAAGTTAGTCGAATCAAAAGCGGATGGCTTTATACCCTCCTGCTCTTGCTTTTCGGTCAATACCGCTTTGGAGTCACCAAAGAACTCAAGCACAGCGTTTGAGACGCCATCCTCAACTGTCAACACAATCACACGGTCAAACTTGTAAAACTGGATGAGATTTTGGACATCCATCATCACTTTAAGGCTTGAAGCGCAGGCGCTGGCATCGGTGGTGACCATGTCCATCTCACCAAAAGACTGAGCGATACGACCCGCATAGACCTGCGTCAACGTGAATGGCAGGAACTTGTAGGTATAGGTCAAGCGGGAGTTGTACTCCCTCTGACCGATGCCAGCAAAGTGTGCGTTGCCACCAGCAAGAATAAATGCAGTTTTGCCTACAGGATGCTCCCGCAGGTAGGTCAGCAACTCAGGGTCAAGCACCTTCTCCGCCAGCTTGTGGGGGACGTAGACCAGCCCAGATTTTGTTCGGTTGTAGGTGTCTGGAAACCAGTTCACCTTTTGAGGGTAGATGATGTCGTCAAAGAGTTCGACGTTCTCAGTGGAGGCTGTGCGGTAGTGCGTGAGATAAATCATTTGCACACCTCTTTGACTTCTTCCATAGAGGCTGGCTCTTTGGTTTTGTGAGCCATTACGAGGTCATGGAGTTCTTGCACGGACTTTGGCGTCCACTCCTTACTGTCTTCGTCAGCAATGCCATAGAGTTCGTCAAAGTACATCAGCATGACCAGCCCGTCGAGGCTGTCCAATCCAATGTCCTGAAAGACGTCTTCCATTGATTCTGCGATGGAGACTTTGGCGTGGGCGGGCCTTGCCACCTTTGCCACATAGTTAAAGATTTCGATGAAGTTCATGTTGCCGTTTCCTGTGTAGATTCGTTGACTGCTCCGACCAGTGCTTGCGCCCAGTCCTGCCAGTTCTGATAGTTGTAGGGGCCGGGAATCCCCTCGTTCACAAAGACGTCAATAGCCTTTAGCCCTGACGCCCACTCTTTCCACCCCTCTTCGGGAGTGTTCATCGCTAACTGTTGCGCCGCATACGCCTCGCACATCAGGCTCGTCCAAGAGTCCCATGTGTGATACCGAGGGTCGTATACGAGCGGCAACGCCATATTACGGTCTCACATCGCCAACATTGGCGTGCAATAAAACCCTACCTAGTTGGTAGTCGCCACCCTGCGTGTTGCTTGTAAAAATCAATCGCAACTCACGGCGCTGTTCACGCAAGTCAATCTTGCGGGTGTCAGGGTTAAATGGATACGGTGCTGAGGTCACATCCTCTGCCTGCGCAAAAGCACGACCAGTCACTTGGAATGTCATCTCGCCAGACTGAACGAAGTCAGGCTCCATGCGCTCTAAGTGCAACTGGTAGTTGTCGCCAACAGGTGAGAGTTGCGATGGGCCACCCTGAACCCAGCCAAGGTCAGACGTTTGGAATGAACTCTCAATCGCGTTGGTCTGACTTCCCACAACCTCATCAACACCAAATTCATGTTGCCACAAAGTTATCAGGTTAGGGGGTGACTCAAAACTAGCCAAAACAATAGCAGTTGCAGTTGCCGCCGCAGAGATTGTTACGCTTGTACCAGAGAAGCCAATGGTTCCAGATACAGCGCCTGCATTGACGACAGACAAGGTCACAGTCGTACCAACAACACTGACAACAGTTGCGGCTACCCCAATGCCAGTGCCTGTAGCCAACTGACCACGCAAGATGCCAGTGGCGCTTGCCACGACGATAGTGTTGGCTCCTGAACTTCCAGTAGCTGTTGTAGATGCCGAGTTTGGAACAACTGCTGTCACAGCCGCCCCAGCAGGGACGCCAGCCGCAACCACCAATTGACCATTTGCAATTTGGTTGTTAACGGACATGGTGATGGTTGTGCTTAGATTGGTCGTGGCAATTTCGGCAGAGAACAAAACAACTTGAGCCGATGGGTTTTCGCCTGCATTGATAGGGTACTTGAACACCTGCGAAAAGTAGCCAGCAGTTCTAGTTGCACCCACTGAGCCACCTGCGTCATACCAGCAATTCTCGCGAATGTTGTAGATGATGCAGTCGTTGCATTCAATAGAATCGCCTGATGGGTAGAACCACCAGATTTCGCCAAAACGAGGAACCTTCTGCGCCCAAACCTTTTGACGCTGGTTGTAGTTCAGGTTGTCAAAAAAGTAGTTCTGGTTGAAGTTGTTTGTCACTTCCTTGACCACACCGTTGTACATCAAGAAGCGGTCAACGCCAATCCAGTAATAGATGCCGTCATACTCAATGACGCACTGGCTGGAAAGAATAGATGTCTGGCTGGAAATGATGTCGTAGCGCCAGTAGAAGGTTTGGGGGCTTCCAGCAACCGTAACAGTCGTCGGGGTGTAGGACACGCGGATAAGCGAATCAAGCGCCCAGAACAGCCCAGAGGGGGCGTTAGAGCCGCCTCGCACTGGCAAGCCCTTGACAATCTTTGTGGAGGCCACGTTGGCCTCATTGGCATCAGCGCCGTTCCAGTCGTATGGGTTACCAGCAACACAATTCTTGATGAGGCCATTGTCGCCATACACAAAGACATAGGGGTGCAACACCACCACGCCACCAGCAACTTCAATGATGTCGCCAGTAGGGGTTGCGCCAGCGGTGTCGGTCAGGGGGGAAAGGGTCGTTCCGTTGATGTTTCCAGCCAAAACAGGGGACACCACGGTTTGGTCAATCTGCGCGAGGTTGTGCCCGGGGTGCGCCAACAGCAACTGATTCCCAGAGCCTTGCGCATCAAACGATGAGTCAAACTGCCACAGGTGCAAGTCATTTGCCGTGAACCCATCATCAATGGTTGCAACCTTGATTGAGAAGCCACTGCCCGTTCCGCCAATGCTTGCGGCGGTAGCGCTCAATGTGTCGCCCACTGTATATTGATTGCCAGCCGTTGTAAGCGTAACCGTGGTCACGGTATTGCCTGCCACCACAACAGTCGCCTTGGCTCCAGAGCCAGTGCCACCTGTCAACGTCACGTTGGTGTATGTGCCATTGGTGTACAGCGTTCCGCCAACCAAGGTGTCCAAGGTCAAGACAAGGCCCGTAAAGGTAAACTGGTTAATGCCAGAGCCAATGCCTTCGTTGTTGATGTTTACAACCTCAAGGCCAGTGTTGTAGCCATTAAAAACTTGGTTGATGCCATCAGTAGAGTTGACGTAGATGCCACGGGAGTACCCAGTCGCGTCAGTCACGATGGCTCGGTATCCGCCAATCTTGCGAGGACGACCACGCTGGAAGCGAACCCACTTGCCATCGGTGTAGACGTTTACGTCAAATACAGTACCGTCTCGCTGAATGCCAGCGGTTGTGTCAATGGAAAAAACCTTCTTGACCATTAGAAAACTCCGCCAGAAATCCCACCTGTGAAAGTTCCAGAGCCAGAAATTGTCAACCCAGTTGCGGCAAACGAAGCGAGGTTCACGCCAAGAATGGCGACGTTTAATTGACCAGAGGTCGCGTGGTAGATACCTGTTGAGGTTTCGGTCGCAAAGTTCAAGGAGGGAGAACCCACCGTACCATCGCTCAAGCTGATACCAGTCGAGCCAGCGAGGTAGGTGTTGGCGTTCAAAATGTTGACGGAGTCGCAAACCAAGATGGACTGAGCGGACCCGGGAACCGTCGCCGTACCCCCACTACCCGTCGTAAAGGTCAGCGTGTACGGGCCAGCGCTCGTTGCGTTCAAGATGTAGTACACCTGCACCGTTGCTGGAAGGACAATTGTCACGTTACCAGACAGTGTCCCTGTGTACTTCTGCACCACGTTAGCGGCCTCTGTCGCCGTCAATGTGTACGAACCAGACGTGACCGTTTTGGTCAACTGCGTAAAATTGAACAGCGTGGACTTGCCAAGGCCAACGGTGTAGAACGTAATGCCGCTCGACACAATCATTGCCGAGTCAGCGGGTTGCAGAACAATGTTGGTTGAGCCGTTGATGGTGTTGCCACTTTGCCCAGCAATTGTCAGCGCTCCAGAGCCTGAGTTGCGAACCATCGTGAACCAGTTGTTGCCAAGCGTGGTCGCAAAGTCAAGCGTGAAGGTTCCTGCTCCACCAGTCCACACCAGTGCCGCCGCTCGGTATGCCGAAGTGAGGGTGGTAGGGTTTGATGTCGTGGTGACTGGGTGGCTTTGGTTTAGCGTGGTGTTCAGAGCCACCAAGCCGTAGCCAGCAAGCGTCGCCGCATCCGCTGAGGATGAGCCAGTGCCAAAGGCAATGATGCCCCATGTGCCTTGGTTATCGCCGTTTGAGGTGATGTAGATGTACTTGGACTCACCAGCCGCAATCGTGATGATTGTGTTCAGACCCGTGAAGTCTTTGACCGTGAATGAGTTTGCGCCAATGTTGCGAATCAGGGCATCTTGACCGACCGATGCTTGGTCAGCAGGAGGCATATAAAGCGACAGCCCCGCAGAGGAGGCTGTGACCTGCATAATCCGCGCCGCGTAGTCACCAGTGGCATTGCCATTGATGGGCCACGACAACTGCGTGTTTGCGGTCAGTGTGATGGAGCGATAGGATACGTCAGTTGGCTGGATGACGTTACCCGTAAAGGGGCTGTTGTAACTCATTTATGTGTCCAATACTGTAGATTGACGGTCACCGATGCGCTGAACATCTTCTGCCTTCAGTGTCTGGATGATAAGGTCATAGTTCTGTTGCCACATAGGCATCCGCTCATCATTCTTGAGGAATGGCATTGCTTGCAACAGTGACCCGTACAGCAACGCTTGGGGCGCGTAAATGGTGAACCAATTGGTTTGGTTGGAAGAGTCCAGCGGCTGGATTCTCTCGTAGTACAAAACCTCAAATGCGTATGCCACATCGGGCGCGGGGGCCACAAGCCAGTGGGTGTAGTCGTAGTCGCCGTAATAGACTGGAATGCCAGTAACTGCGGCGCTAGGGGAGTAGTCCCTCAAATACTCATACTTGCGGAGAAATGCTGGCTGGCGCTCACCATTGACTAAAATGTTGAAAGAGACCGTTTTGTGCCAACGAGCAGGCTTGTCAATGATGGGCTGGCCTATCACCATTGTGCTTTGGTTGACGGTCATGTTCCCCAAGAACTTAATTTGGCTGGCAATGATTTGCTCTGCCAGCATAATGAAAAGTGGAATCTTTTCAAGCGTAGCGGTGTCGGTTCGCTCCAGATATGACTGAATGTTTTCGACCAAAGAGTCGTAGGTCATTACCGATGCGGTTGCCATGCTTACCCCACGTTTCGTTCAAAATGTGGACAGTCCACCAGTGATTTAAAGTTTCCGCCCCAACGATTCTTGGGGTTCAAAGTTTCCCAGTAAGCACCTAGTGGCGCAAGGATGCCCTTGTCCCATATTATCTGCCCATCCTTGAAGAAATTCAAGTCGATGGCACAGCGCTTCAAGTGAATTGAGTTCATGGTCTTAGAGCGCCCCGCCTTGACGTGCAGAGCCTGTTGTTCGGGGGTACGGGCAAGTTCGCCCCCTGTGACCATAAAACCCTGCTCTGTGGCGTATTTGATGAGGGCGCAGGCATCCAATAGGAATGCGGCTTGTTCTTGACTAAGGCTCATTCTTTGTCCTTTCTGCGCATCTCCATGACCTTCTCAACGGTACGACCACCAAAGTAGGCGGTCATCACGAGCATTCCCCACTGACCTAGCAAGTTGACATAGGTCTCTTGCACGTTGATACCTGCGGCGCTTAAACCAGCAAATATCAAATAGGCGGTCAGGATGTACACCAGAGTCATAGGGCGGATGTTCTTTGACATCCAAGAGTCAGAGGCCATATCAGCCTGCCAGCGCTTGCTGACGTTGTCCTCTTGGTTGGCCTGAGCCTTCAGCAACGCTTGCAACTCTTCCTGCTCAATACGGGCCTTTTCAATGCCCAACTCAAGCAAACGCTCTTCGTGGTCAAACTGAAGCTGGCGCAACTTGGCAACCTCAGCGTCAGAAGGATTGTCAGAAATCTTCACGCCAAGGGCGTCTTCAACGACTTGTTTGCCCTTTGCTTGAATCGCAGAAGACAAAAGGCCCAGACCGTTCTGAGCCAATGTACCAAGCAGTGATGCAACGATTGGAATCATGGTCACCCTTTCAATTCAAAACTTAAATTTTTATGACGGGGGTATTGCACAACACGCTCCCCTTCAGGGCATTTGTATTTAATGGTCGCCAGCAAAGTTGCCTTGCCGCTGGCAATCTTCTCTTTCCTCACCATCGTAAGTTCGTAGGTGAATGTGTCAATCTCTGGGCCTGCTGGGCCACTGAACTTGCTTGCGGTAGTAGTCGCCTCATGCACCATGCCTGCCGCATCACGAATGCTTGGCGTAAAACTCTCAACAGAACAGTCGTCCCGTTTCTTTATTCTTGCAACCGTGACAGTGATTGGTTTGCCAGCATCTGCCACAATTTTAAAATTCTCAGGCGACCATTCAATGATTGCTCTGTCAAAAAAGCCAAACTTATCGGCAAGCGTGTAACTACCCCCTAATGCGGCAACACTAGCGGCAACGGCTCCGATGGCTTTGGTAAGGTCAACCATTACAGTCCCAGAACCTTTTTGATGAGTTCGCCAGCAACACCGGGGCCAAACAGCACGCAGACAATCACGCCGTACAAAAGGTACTCAATCCTGTTCATCCGCTTTGTACCTTCGTCAAAGCGGTTCTGGATGCCCTCGTACCTCTGGGCGCAGATGGCCTCGTGGATGCCTAGACGCTTGTCCGTTTCATTGGCTAATTCGTGAACGTCCGCCATGCTTACTCCGCAGGAGGCTCAACAGGTGCTTCAGGTTCAGCGGGTGCTTCAGGCTCAACAGTCTCAGGAGTAGACAAATCAGGAAAATTGCCATCTTCTGAAAACTGACCAGTCTCAGGTTTGTAATGCCATCCCGATTGAACCTCGTCAGAGCATGAAATGACACTTTTTAGAAGGTCAGGATGGAAACATTGTTGAATAGAAAAACCATCAACTGGTTTGATAATTTCTGCAACTGTGTTGCCTTGAATTCGTGCGTATGCCATTTTCTTACCACTCCACAATAACCATACCAGCGCCAGCGTTGGCAGTAGTGCCTTGGCCTGCCCCGCCCCCGGGGTAGCCACCAGATTGATTGTTACCGCCACCTC